AACAAGTTTAATTCAAAATAAAAATCTTAATTTACAAGCCGATACATTTAAAAAACAAAAGGAAACAGATAGAATCTCCAAATTATTAGGCGGAGAATTATCGATACAAAAGCAACAAATAAAAAATTTAATGGCTAAAACAGATTTAACAGTTACACAAAAATCTCAAGCCTTACAAACTATTTCAAGCATGATAACTCAACAAAGACTAACAAATAAAAAAATCGTAACAGAGGACTTTGTACAACAAGCTTATGCCGGAAGAATAGGACTAACATCTGCACAAACAACTTACACAGAATCACAAAAAAATATAGCAGCAAAAATATTAGAACTTAAACAACTTGGTCTATCTCTTGATATGATTCAAACAGCTTTAGGATTAGTATCACCTGCAAAATCAAAATTACCAAGATAATTATTTAACAATTAAAACCACAAAACATGAGACGAAAATCTTACGGACGCGGAAGAAGAAGAAAAGTAAGTAGAACTTACTACATTTCTCGCGGAGGAACACGATTGTAAAAATACTGCTCTGTAGAGGTACAACAGTAACCCAGTGCAAGACCTACCCTTCGGGGTAGGTTTACTACCCTTGCAAGGGGAAAAAACCTAAAAAAAATCAATCATAAAAACAAAACGAAAATGAAAAAAAACATCTTCACATCAATCCAACTCAAAAAACCCAAAAAAAACAGTTTCGATTTATCACATGACGTAAAATTATCTGCGTCAATGGGTAACTTAACACCTATTCTCACATTAGAATGTGTACCCGGAGACAAGTTTAACTTAGGTTGTGAATCACTTATTAGATTTGCACCAATGGTAGCTCCAGTAATGCACAGAATGGATGTATCAATGCACTATTTCTTTGTACCAAATCGTATATTATGGTCAAATTGGGAAAAGTTTATAACAGATGCAAATAGCGGAATAGTTGCACCATATTTAAATGCAGATGCATTTCAGCCTCAATATGCAAATCCTACACAAGCAGGAACATCAGCTAAAACTGCTGATTATTTAGGAGTACCACCACCTGCAGATGGAACAACAAACCAACAAATATCAGCATTACCATTTGCTGCATATCAATGTATATACAATGAATATTATAGAGACCAAAATTTAATAACACCAATTAATTATAAATTAAATGATGGTTCAAATCAATCATCATTTGCACGTTTACGCGAATTATGTAGTTTAAGACAAAGAGCGTGGGAACATGATTATTTTACAAGTTCATTGCCATTTGCACAAAAAGGTGCAGCAGTAGATATACCTCTTGGTTCTATTACTGGAATGGCAGAAGTACAAATTAATGCAAATACTGATGTAGATTTAACTGGTACACCATTTAATGTAAATGTAGACCAACAAGTAACACCCGGAGTTGAAGCTAATAAACTTTATGCAAACACAAATGGTTTACAAACTTCAAGCACAACTATTAACGATTTAAGACGAGCATACAGACTTCAAGAATGGCTCGAAAAGAATGCAAGAGGCGGTACACGTTATGTAGAAAGTATTTTATCTCATTTTGGAGTAAAATCATCAGACGCAAGATTACAACGCCCTGAATACATTACCGGAGTTAAAACGCCTGTAATTGTTTCAGAAGTATTAAACACAACTGGACAGACTACTGGACTACCACAAGGAAACATGGCAGGACATGGAATTTCAGTGTCTTCAGGAAAATCAGGTTCTTATTACTGCGAAGAACACGGATATATTATCGGTATTATGTCCGTAATGCCTACAACAGCATATCAACAAGGAATTCCACGTACATTCCTTAAAAATGACACTTTAGATTATTTTTGGCCTACTTTTGCGAATATTGGAGAGCAAGAAGTTAAAAACAATGAGTTATACGCTTATACAACAACTTCAGAACAAACATTTGGATATGTTCCAAGATATGCAGAATACAAATACATGCCAAGTAGAGTAGCAGGAGATTTTAGAACTACTTTAGATTATTGGCATTTAGGAAGAATTTTTCAAAATCAACCAGCTTTAAATAAAACTTTCATAGAGTGTACACCAAATCAAACTACACGTATTTTTGCAGTAGAAGATGGAACAGACCCATTATACTGTCACGTATACAATAAAATTCACGCATTGCGACCAATGCCAAAATTTGGTACACCAACTATTTAATGTCTACTTATTGCATGAATCCTTTTAAACTTACAGAAGAAAATGGTGGTCATCTTGTACCTTGTAGCAAGTGCCTAAACTGTAAGAGAAGGAGAACATCAGCTTGGAGTGTAAGATTAGTCAAAGAGGGCGAGAGGTCGAACTCTGCCCTCTTTGTTACTCTTACTTACGACACGCAATTTATACCAATTACAAAAAATGGTTTTATGAATCTTTCTAAAACCGATTTACAAAAATTCTTTAAAAGACTAAGAAAATGCCACGAAAATGTATCAGATGCCAAATCGATAAAATATTATGCTTGTGGGGAATATGGGGGAAAAACAAAAAGACCCCATTACCATATAGTTTTATTCAACGCGAACGCGGAGTATGTTAACAGAGCATGGGCATTAAATAATAAATCTATCGGAAATATACACATTGGCGAGGTTTCAGAAGCTTCAATAGGATACACATTAAAATACATTTCTAAAGCTTCTCAGATACCAATGCATAAAAACGATGATAGACAAAAAGAATTCTCATTAATGTCTAAAAAATTAGGCAATAACTATTTAACAGAAGCCATGATAGCATGGCATAAAGCAATACCTTCAGAAAGGGTGTATATTCCTTTAAAAGACGGCAAAAAAGCCCCAATGCCCCGTTATTTTAAAGAAAAGCTATACACTCCCGAAGAAAAAGAAGAAATAGCATACTATTTTCAACAAAAAGCCGTTTTACAACTCGAGAAGGAACTCGAGGAATACGGCGATAATTGGTTGAAAACAAAAACAGAACAATACCTAAACGGTAACAGAAAATTAAAAATTAATTATTCAGACAAAATCTAAACACATGGACACTTTAAACATGGACCAATTTATTGCTCCTGAACAAAAACCACCTATAGTTACTATATTGTGTAAAACACAATACAATAGAGAATTACACCCATGTAACTATGAAGAAAACAATGAACCGTCTATGACAGTTCCAGACCAAACAATGAGCATTAAAACGCTATTAGAACGTTATGCAAAGGGTTTACCATTAGATGGAGTAAAAACTCCATTGTGGCAAGAAGGCGAAGATTACGATGACCTTCCTGACCCAAGAAGAATGGATTTATCAGAAAGGCAAGAATTTGCCGAACAAGTTCGCCAAGAATTGGCAGAACTAAGCAACGCTAAATCAACAAAGCAGCTCGCTGCTGACGTTGATTTAGCAAGGCAAGGCGAAGCCGCGGCAGAACAAAACAGCCAAGAATTGGCTTAAAGCACTAATACTCCTTGATATATTAGTGCTAATTGACACCAACAACGAAAAAAAGCCCTATATTTGCCAAATGAGTATGGGAACGACTACGGAAGTAGCGGAGCGGATGACGCAAGGAGTGACCAAACGAATAAGCAAATGTGGGGCGGAGTTGGGGGCAATTAAAAAAAAAGAGAGAGAAAGTGTAAGACAATACACTTAAACAAAAAAAACCTTAATTTAGCATTGAAAATGGAACGACCGTAATCGATGCGCTAAAAATTAAAAACTAAAAATATGCCAATAGGAATCCCAATGGCCTTAGCAGCAGCAGCAAAAGCAATAGGCGGAAGCGTAGTAAAATCAGCAGCAGCAAAAGGTGCAGCAGCAGGTGCATCAAAATTACTCAATTACATCCCTGCAATAGGACAAGGAGCAAACATAGCGAGTACACTAATAACAAATAAACAACAAGCTAAAACAAACTTGGATATATACAATAGACAAAGGATAGATGCCTTAGCAGATTGGAACAGACAAAACGAATTCAACTCTCCTGCAGCCCAAATGTCAAGATTTAAAGAAGCAGGATTAAGCCCTCATTTAATATATGGACAAACCAATACAGCCCCTGCAATACGTTCAACAGAAGCCAAAGCCCCTAACTTTATGGCTCCTTCTTTGGATACTAACGCTTTACTCATGTCAGCTCAACTTGACAACATCAAAGCAAATACACTTAAGACTCTTACTGAAGCAGGAATCAAAGTCGACACAAGGGACTACATCGTTGGAAAAGCAAAATACTCATCAGACCTTGAAAACTACAAAGGACAGCAAATGCTTGCCCAAACAGAATTCACAAGAGCCCAAACAGAATCGACCAAAAAACTAACACCCGAAAGAGTTAAACAAATTAGAACATTAGCCCAAAACTTAGCAGCAAATACTGACTTGGTTGGAAAGAAAAAGGAAGCATTAGTAGAAACTATTGAAAACCTTAAAAAGACAAGAGAACTATTAACAGAAAAAGTTAAAATAGAACAATTTGAAGCAGAAGCAGTTCAAAAAATAAAAGCTTTTGGCACAGCTTCTTCAACAGTAATGCAGATAGTAAACTTTTTACTAAGAAGATAATTATTTAACAATTAAAACCACAAAACATGAGACGAAAATCTTACGGACGCGGAAGAAGAAGAAAAGTAAGTAGAACTTACTACATTTCTCGCGGAGGAACACGATTGTAAA